CTTTTAGACTCGATGCTTTGTTGAACTCGACGCTCGGCTTGCTCTTTCTTTGTGCCCCAGGGTATTAAAGACAACGCTTTTGCTTTTCCGTAAGTTTTGAATTCACTTTTAATTGATGAACATTTTGTATTCCATCGCCATTTAAATTCTTTGACCTAGCTTTACCACCGACAGTTCCAGCTCTAGAACGTCTAAAACTGGTGTCATCGCTAATAATACTTTTCCCAATAAACATTGTAAAAGCATTTGGTATTGGTTCTTTTTTCATATAGCAAGCCATAAATTGAGTGTAATTAATCCGCAAGTGACAAGCCCTACTGCAAACAGAATTACAGCAACAACCGATAATTTTACTAAAACATTGCGCCAGCGCTGTGGGCTTTGATGTTGATAATTAATGTATGGCTCTACATCAATTGGTATTTTGCTTGCCATTACTCGCCGTTGTAACCATGCGTTTGTGCGTCTAATTTCCTTTTCTGCGCTCATGTCTTTCTCCTTGGGTATTTATAAAAAACGTGGAAACCAATTACCTCTGTCATTTCCAACCTGCCCGCCCATCGAGGGTAGACAGCTAGTGTGTGGTAGTGCGTTGACATTCGCGTGTTGTCCTTTAACCTGCCTGCGATTGCCCTGGCCACGACCCGTTGCACCTTCTGCGTGTACGCCACCAACCTTGGGTTCCGCGCTCTGTAATCGTTAGCCCAGCTAAACTGCTTGCTTTGATAAACCACTTTGCAGATTGAGTTTGGCCAGCGCTTACTTGCGACCCTGTTTAAGACCACCGAGGCCACTGCTCTGATTCCAGCCAGGCTCTCTCCCCTTGCCTCATAGTGCAAATTATCAGCCAGACACTTGGCCTGTGGCGAGTACGGCACAGCCAATGCCGATGCCGGCAGCATCAACACGGCCAGTAGTAGCTTAAACACTACCCCTTGCCCTGATTGCTTTTGCCGCCTCGTCTGCCAGTAGTTTGGCTGGAGATTGGTCGTGCAAGAAACTGCCACCTTCCAATAACTTGGCACACGCCTCACGCTCTGCCAACACTGCCTCCTTGTGGTTTTGCTTCATCGCCTTTGTCAGAGGGCTGTCTAGCCAAGCCTTAAACTCAATCGTCGTAGTCATGTCCTCATCTCCCTTTCAATAGCCAGCAGGCGTTGCTCGGCCTGTTTCAGTAGCCACAGCACATCAGGCCCATTTGCTCGGGTGCTTGCAAAATACAATGAGCCGTCAGCTTCATAGCCAACAATGACCACCTCTTTTAGCAGTCCTACTGCACCAGTCAATACCGCGTCTGGGTCAAGGTCAAGGCGGGACTCGCCTTCATTAAGGCCAATGGGGAAGTCGATTAGCTTAGCCATTGTTTTTCTCCTTTAATTTTTCTTCAATAAACTGTGCAAACTCAAAAACAGTTGGGCGGTCTGGTAAATCCCAAGAATCAACATCTATTTGCGTCAGCCCAACCCAAGGCCTGTGTGTTTCCGGCGGTGCACCTTCGTGTATATCTTTGACGGAAACAGGGTCGCTGCTCATTTTGATTTCTCCTTATCGTTTATAACTTTTGCCTTCTTCGACCTCAGCACATCGCGGACAATACGTTGCGACCTGTCTAACTCGCCCACCGTCACGATTTCTAATTGCTCATCATGTAATTGCATTGCCTCATCCAGCGTTTGCATCTCAGCACCCTTCAAGATGTAGTGGTCTGTCCTCATACCGCGTTTGCAGACCCCCAGAAGGGCGTCTAAGCCGTTTTTTGCAACAAAAGCATACTCAGTACCAAACCCCATGAGAACGAGCGCCTCGCACGTGTTTAAAGCGCTTATCAGTACATCCAGCTCTTTTCGTCTTGCCTCACCTTTGACAAGCATTGCCAGGGCATTGTGGTTCTTCAACTTCAGGGTCAACAGAGAGCCTTCGTGCTTTGCAACCGGTGTGATGCTTTCAATCACAAAAGCCAACGGGTTGACTAAGACAGGTTTAGGCTTGTATTTGCTTTGTTTTTTCATATTCTTCCTCTGTAAGCTCACTAATAATGTACAACGCCTGGTTGATTATGAATACAGGGTAATCCCTACCTTCACGCACCAAATCAAGTATTTTTCTTGCTTGGTAGCAGTTCATTGCAAAGCCTCTTTAGCAAAGCGTATGCTTGTTGGGTTTGTCTTTTTCCCATCTGCATAGCCTTGCAATATTCGCTTTGCCCAAGCCTTGTGGTCAACCGGCAAGGCTTTAGCAACCAATTGCTTGAGGTCTTGCAACTTTGACAGCTCACGAGCCAAACGCTCTGGGTCTGCTTTTGGCTCTGGCAACCTTGGTGCTTCAGGTGCAGGTGAACGTCGGCACAGGTTTCTAAACTCAATGATGTTGGGCGCTCGCTCTGGCAAATTTTCCAAAGCCCATGCCAGCACCTCTAGTCGCCCACCGTAACCGCTTAACTCGTGTGCCCATGCTGTCTTTACATCAGCAAGCGGAACGTCAGACCACTGGCGTGACCATGCCGAGCCATAAGTTGCAGCCAGGCGTTCAAAAAGCCTGTCAATTGCTTTGATTGATATACTCATTTCAACTCCAATACGCTAGTGTCAACGTCAATAAAAGATTGTGATTCTGTCGGCCACTTCCTGCCGGTCATTTCTTCCCAACGTTTCTGCTTTGCAAGCTGGTCACGCTCGGCAAAACTTAGGGTCTGTGCCTGGCTGCTTGACTTTTTTGCCACCCATATAGCCTTAAAAGACTTCCAGCCACGTATCACTGTTTCAGACAATGCATCTTCCAAAGTCCAGCCAGCCTTATCGGCTTCTTTTTGTATTCCAGCAACAACCAATTTGCTGACTGTCTCCTTTTTGCGTTTGCGGTGAGCAACAAATTCATCCCAAACTGACTGTGATACGCCGTCAGGCGGTGCAACGATAGTTGCGCTCTTATCTTTGGTTAATGGTTTTGGTTCTGGTTTAGGTTTATGGTTAGTTGAATTTCGTTGGGGTTTCGTTGCAACGGATTTCAACGGCTGTTGACCGTTTGTTCCTGCCATAGCTTGTTGTTTTCTAAGGCGTTTTGCCTCTGCTGAGGCTTTTCCAGCTAGTGCTTTCTGACTTGTGTTTTGATGATAGCTGTAAATAACAGCCTCGCACCTGTCGTGATACCAGCCTAATTTTGCAGATGTGAAAAACTCTTTTAACACCTGTTTAACGGCTGTTGATTCTTCGTTGGAATTTGCTAATATACGCCTGCATAAAAGTGCAACATCTGTGTTTAGAGGCTGTTCGGTGTCGTAATACAGGTCTAACAAGTCTCTGTATACGCTTCGCTCAATACGGGTCAGGTGGCGAGTAGCGCCGTTAAAATCACCTATGTGATGCGGGTAATGCTTCATATTAAACCGCCCTCCGCATAAGCCAAAATGCTCAAGACTAAAAAACGTTCGCCTTTATTGTTTTTAGCAAGCCTCCCCGCCTCTTGCAAGGCTTTTTCTTTAGTGTCGTGATAGTAGGCAAAACGAAATGAACGTTTTTGCCTAGCTTGACGCATGACAACAAATTTATTCGAAATGTCTTGTAGTGGGGTTTCGCCAATAATTTTGGCTTTGTTTAGGGCTAGTGTAGCCATGTGTGTTACCTCTGGTTCGGTCTTTGGTACTTAAAAAAACACAGTCGGCAGGCGTGTACCAGATACGCTTTTCGGCAACAGGAGCAACCCCGTAGCCTAGCCGTGTGCATTCATTATAACGCTTTTCTGCGTTTCTTATTAGTCACTGCACCCGACTGGGTAAAGCTCTGAAATTAGTTTGTATCGCGCAGTTGTCGCATCAGCAATGACAGCGTGTAGCCAGTGTATAGCCGCCTCGTCCGTTGTGGGCTTGCGGCTCAGTAGCGCCTCAAGGTCTTCAATGTAGTTTTCTAATGTATTCATGCTCAATTGTGAGTACAGGAAATTATTTTCGTAAATAGGGGTAAACACCTAGATAAAACGTGTTTTTTCTGCGTTAAAATAAACTCGTCAGCAACACAAACAGGAGAACCAAAATGAAACAAATTTACTCAGTAAACAAACAAGGCGCTGAAAAAATAGCGTCTTTGGTCAGCAAGTTAAGCGACGCGTACATCGACGCAATGCTTGAGCTGGAGGAAGCAATGGAGTCTGGCAATCAGACAACAATTTTAATCAACGGCCAGGAGTTGACTCTTGGCGCAGAAGATTTTGACGAAATTAAAATCGCATACTAGGAGAAATCAAATGAAGCAAATTGCCAAGGCTTTTGTAGCCGCCAAACGT